ATAGATATACAGGACAAATTTCATATTACCATACAGACAATGCTTTACTTTTTGCAACAAATGGTGGCACAGAACGTATGCGTATAGACTCTAGTGGTAATGTAGGTATTGGCGCTACAACGCTTACTGCAAAACTTCATGTAGTTTCTGATGGTGCTACAACAATACCAATGAGAAATAATAATACCGAAACTGGTACTGCTTCTAGTAATTCAATGGCTTTCCAAAGAAGTGGAACAACAGTAGGGCTTATTTCAGTTACTGGTTCTAACACAACATACGGCACTTCTTCAGACTACCGCCTAAAAGAAAATATAGTACCAATGACAGGTGCTTTGGCTACTGTTCAAGCGCTGAAACCTGTTACATATAAATGGAAAATAGATGGTTCAGATGGTCAAGGATTTATAGCTCACGAACTTCAAGCAGTAGTACCTGATTGCGTAACAGGTGAAAAAGATGCTGTAGAAACATACACAGACGAAGAAGGTAATGAGCAAATTAGAATTAAACCACAAGGTATAGACACATCATTCCTAGTAGCTACTTTAACAGCAGCTATCCAAGAACAACAAACCATCATCAACGATCTAAAAGCAAGAATAGAAACATTGGAGGCTAAATAATGTCTAGCGTCTACTGGATACATCATCCAGAGCATACTGATATGTTCTCACAAGGATATATAGGTGTGTCAAAAGACTTAAAAAGACGCTTTAGAAGTCATGCTAAACGTAGTGCTAATCCACATCTTAAAAATGCTATAAATAAATATGGATGGGATAATTTAATTAAGCAAGTTATTCTTGTGGCAGATGATGCTTATTGCTTTATGATAGAAAAAGCATTAAGAAATAACGACAATATTGGTTGGAACATTGTCAAAGGTGGTGGTAATCCACCTATTAGTTTATGGAATAAAGGCATACCTTGTTTACAAAAAGTAAAAGATGCTGTTCGCAAAGCTAATACAGGAAGAGTTCATACTCAAGAAGAAAAAGAAAAAAGAATTAAGCATTTAATTGGCAGACCAATGTCTGAAAAAAATAAAGAAGCATTAAGAATAGCAAATATTAATCGTATACCATCAATGAAGGGAAAGCATTTTCCTAAAGTTACTTGCCCTCATTGTAATAAAACTGGAGGAATTATCCCTATGAAAAGATGGCACATGGACAATTGCAAGAATAAAGGGGAAACACTTTGAGCTCAATTTTAATCGCAGGAAACACGTCAGGAACTATTACATTAGACGCACCAGCAGTAGCTGGCACTACTACGCTTACGCTTCCTACTACGAGTGGGACTGTGTTGACAAGTGCAAGTTCTATTCCAACAAGTCAACTGTCTGGTTCTATCTCTGCAGCTTCTTTACCTGCTGGAAGTATATTGCAAGTTGTAAGTTCAACTAAAACTGATACTTTTTCTACTACAACTACTGGCTCTTGGATTGATGTAACTGGACTTTCTGTTTCAATTACTCCAACAAGCTCTTCTAGCAGAATAATGATTTTTTCTAGAATTACTGGTGCTGGTGAAGCCGCTGTTACCAGATTGCAAATACGACTTGTTAGAGATTCAACAGCAATTTCTATTGGAGATGCAAGCGGTTCAAGATTACAAGTTTCAGGTGGTGAATTGTATTATGGAGGTGAAAATGATTCTCTATTAAATAGTTCTGTATCTTTTTTAGATAGTCCAGCAACAACTTCATCAACCACTTATAAGTTACAAATTAGAAATGGCAATAGCAACGGAACTATTGTAGTAAATAGAACTCGCAATAATAATAATGATAACGCAACGCCTGTAGCAACATCATCAATTACTGTCATGGAGATCAAAGGATGATAAATCATAAAGCTATATATAAACTATATCCAACAGTAGTCACTATAGATGATACTGCTGGTGCTTTTGATAAAAATGGAAACAAAGTAGAAATTGACTTAGCATTAGTCAATGCGTGGGTAGATCCAGAAGCATACAAATATCAAAGACAACAAGAATATCCATCTATCGTAGACCAACTAGATACTCTCTATCATGGTGGCTATGACGCATGGAAAGCAAGCATTCAAGCAATTAAAAATAAGTATCCTAAAGGAGCAGCATAATGTCAATGATTAAGCAATGCGTAATTTGCAAAGCTGAAAAAGACATTACAGATTTTCATAAAAAGCAACATGGAAAATATGGCGTATCTAGTAGATGTAAACCTTGTGATTATGAGTATAATAAAAAGTATATAAAAGCAGCATCTAAAAGATATAGAGAAAAGAATAGAGAAAAAATTAGAGCTAAAAGCAAAGCTGCATATTTAGTTAATCCTAGAAAAGCTAATGAAGCTACAAAGAAATCTAGACAAAAACATTATGATAGATATTTAGCATACTCTAGAAAATATGAAGCTGAAAATAAAGAATCTAGATTATTAAAGTCTAGGCTTTATGCAAAAAATAACCCGCATAAAGTGGCTGCAATATCTTCTAAAAGAAGAACTAAACAAAAGAATGCAACACCAATTTGGAGTAATATTGAAATGACAAAACGAATTTATAAGCTAAGAGATAGGTTAAATACTCTAGCTGGGTATATTAAATATCATGTAGATCATGTAATACCATTAAATGCAGAACTTGCATCAGGACTTCATGTTCCTGAAAACTTAAGGATTGAGTTAGCATCTGTAAATATGTCTAAAAGAAATACATTTGAAGGAGTAAATTAATATGTCTCTTGTGCTGAATGGAACGGATGGAGTCACGTTTAACGACTCATCTCTACAAGGAGCTGCAGCATCACCTTATGTGCTAAAGAACCGTATTATAAATGGTGCGATGATGATTGATCAGCGTAATGCTGGTGCTAGTGTTACTCCAAGCAACTCATATACACTTGATAGATGGACTACAAATACATCTGTAGCAAGTAAATTCACTGTACAACAATCAACTACAGCACCAACAGGATTTAAAAACAGTTTATTAGTCACATCATCCTCTGCTTATACTGTAGGAAGTTCTGATATTCTAGCATTACAACAAAAAATTGAAGGATATAACGTATCTGATTTAGGTTGGGGAGCTGCTGGTGCTTTAACAGTAACATTATCATTTTGGGTTCGCTCTAGTTTAACTGGCACATTTGGCGGTTCTATTGCCAATTCTGGATATACACGTTCATATCCATTTAGTTACACAATTTCAGCAGCAAATACTTGGGAACAAAAAACAATAACTATTACTGGAGATACAACAGGAACATGGGCTACTGATAACTCAACAGGATTAAGAGTTATATTTGGTCTTGGTGTTGGTTCAACATATAGCAGTACAGCTAATGCTTGGGCTGCTGGAGAATATTATTCAACAACAGGTGCAACATCAGTCGTAGGTACTAACGGAGCTACCTTCTACATCACAGGTGTCCAACTAGAAGTAGGCTCAACAGCAACACCATTTGAACGCAGACTTTATGGTCAGGAATTGGCTAATTGCCAGAGGTATTATTATAGAACAACTCCTACATCTGGAAGTGCTTTTGGTTTTGGATGGAACGCAAACACAACAGTTTCAGTTGTTGCAGGAAGTTTTCCAGTTCCAATGAGAGATAAGCCGTCAGCATTAGAGCAGTCTGGTACAGCCTCACATTATCAAATTCTTCATGGAGCAATAGCTACAACTTGCTCTTCTGTTCCATCATTCGACACAATAACATCTACAACGATATATAGTGCAAACTTTATTGTTGCATCAGGACTTACTGCTGGACAGGGAAGTGGAGGCCGTTCTAACAATGCTTCTGCTTATTTAGGATTTTCTGCGGAGCTATAAAATGATTTATAAAATGTTACCTAAAATAGAAGGCAAAGAACAAATTTATGCTCGTATAGATGATGACGGACTATGTAGACTTACTTGCACAGAAGATTATCCAGAGTTTAAAGCTTGGTTAGACGAAGGCAATACACCGTTACCAGCGGACGAGTAATGAAAGTCCTAGTTGGGGTTTTATTAACGCTTTGTCTTATTTGGTGTGTACATAGCGCTCACGCGGAAACAACGACAATAAACCAAAAAGGGATGCCAGTGCCTAGTGCTATGGCGCCTTCCATGTCTGCGTTTTCACAAGATGTTTGTGCAGTGCCTATTAGTGCAGCGGGTAATTTAGGCTTTATTTCTTTATCAGGCGGTACCGTTCTCCTTGATGAGAACTGCGTTAAAATCAAACTCGCTAAAACCCTCAACGATTTAGGACTTAAAGTGGCTGCCGTATCGGTGCTATGCCAAGATCCAAAAGTATGGGAAGCAATGGAAAACAGCGGCTCGCCCTGCCCTATAGGTGGTGCAGTAGGCTATACAGCTAAAAAAGCATGGTATGAAAAAGATCCTGAAAGATTTAGAAAATTATATGGCCCGAATTACACTCTTCCTACTCCTTCTAATACTAAGGAATAATGCGTATGCTTGGTACTGTAATTTCCAACCTGACAGCCAAGGTAACATCATTCCTGGATCTATGGTGTGTCAAGGTATCCCTAATGAAGTCGCTTTGGAACAACATTATTGCGGTTGGTATAGACCGAATGACCCTTATTGCTCAATATATCAAGTCCCAGTATGTAGCCCTCAAGTCGAGTATCAAACCTTGTCTTGCCCAGTTAACTTCTCAGGTGCAATTAATGAAAGTAGGTCTTATGAATGTTCTACACAAAGTTGGACGGGTTGGACAACAACTTCTAACAACTGCACGCCAGATCCGCCAACGTGTATTGAATCTGTTGAAACGAGGCAACTAACATGTTCAGCTGGCTTCGAAGGATTATCTCAAGAACAAAGAATTTCAATATGTGGAGATCCGTATGGTTCGCCAACTTGGACCACTTGGTCGGAAATATACAATTCTTGCAGGATGACGGCAACAAACTTAAACAACTCAACATCGCCCATCAGTCCGATAAGCCCAACGAATCCGAACAGCGTACTGAACCAAGTCACAACTGCGCCCATCATCCAACCAGAACCTGTAATTGTACAGGACATGACTGCATTGACAACGACAACAGAAACACCAGCTACTTCGGTAGCAACCGTAAAGAGCGAAACAAGTGGGGGGACATCTGCACCAAGCCCCGCAAGTACTACGACGACGTCGGGTACAGATAAAAAAGACGCGCCTAAAGCGCCAGAAGTACCAAAAGGTAAAACAATAGTACCAGGCTTTGGCATCGTCATGTCGATGCAGCTTATAAACTCAGGCTACAACCTGCAGCAAACACAGATACAAGAAAATATTAAACTAATACAGGAACAAGACTATGAGCGACAACAAAATATATTCATTGAATTTATCAGCGCAAATGATACTGGGGATTATCTTATCCGTGCTAGTGCCAATAGGTGGCGCAGTATATTACGGGATAACCCTCTTCAACGATTTGACCTCGACGATTGAGGAAGTAAAAAAGATGAGCTCTGTTGAGACTCGCATTATAGTTTTAGAAGATAGATCACGTTCTACTGAGCGTCAATTGGTTGATGTGATGATGTCTAACAATCGAGCATTAGAAAAAGCAAACGAAGCTTATGGTCGTGCTATTGAAGCTAATAGTGTTGCTAAAGCTACTGCAGATAAAATCGCAGACACAGTCACAAACGTTAAAGACGAAATGAAACAACTACGAAAGGCAATGGTTAATCCATTGAATAATTAATATGCTATCCATCCTCTCCTCGATTCTCGGCTTCGCTACTGCGGGGCTACCAAACATTTTAAGTTTCTTCCAACAAAAGGGAGATCAAAAACACGAGCGTGAAATGGCTCAATTACAAAATGCTCAAGCATTACTTATGGCAGAAAAAGGCTTTGTAGCTCAAGAAAAAATAGCAGCTATTGAATTAGAAGGCACGTACGCAGAAACATTTGCACAAGAAAGACAAGCGCTTTATGAACATGACGCTAAATTAGTTCACGATGCTGCACCTTGGGTTAGAACGCTTAATGCGGCTGTAAGACCTATTGTTGCTTTTACTTTTGTAGGGTTACTTGTATTTATTGATGTGGCTGGATTTATATGGGCAGTTCAAACTTCTGGTTTTAGTCGTGAATCCATGGACGTTGTATTTTCTGGTGATGAGATGAGCATCGTAGCTTCTATTATTGGATTTTACTTTGGTGCTAGAACTTGGGAAAAGAAATAAGTGAATGTATCAAAATCTGCCATTGCTCTTATTAAACATCACGAAGGCGTGCGTAGTCGTCCCTATCGTTGTCCTGCAAACTTGTGGACTGTTGGTGTTGGCCATCTTATCGGGGATGGTAAATCTTTGCCTGATTCTTGGAACAGAACTTTTTCGCAGGAAGAAATAGATGGAATTCTTAAATCCGACTTACGTCGCTTCGAGCTGGGAGTACATAAGATGCTACCTAACGTGCCTCTTAGACAACACGAATTTGACGCTTTGGTTTCTTGGTGTTTCAACCTTGGCCTGGGTGCATTTCAGCGTTCAACACTCCGTCAAGCGCTTCTTCGTGGCGATAAAAAGGCGGCTATGGAATCGTTAGTGAAATATTGTCGTGCAGGTGGTAAAATACTCAGAGGTCTACAAATCCGTAGATTAGATGAGAAAGCACTCTTTGAAGGTAAATAATGCCATTAAGTAAACTAGTATTTAAACCAGGAGCAAACCGAGATCAGACTAATTATGCCTCTGAAGGTAGTTGGTTTGACATGGATAAGGTTCGCTTTCGTTCAGGCTTTCCTGAAAAAATAGGTGGCTGGGTTGTACAAAATCAAACACCTTACATCGGCGTTGCCCGTAGTTTATTTAATTGGTCTACTACAAATGCAAGTGATTTAACGGGTATAGGCACTAATGTTAAAATGTATGTGGCCTTCGGAACAAATATATCTGATATCACGCCTTTAAGAACTACCCTTGTATCTCCTGCTACAAACGATTGTGTTAACACTACTGATACTTCTAAAGTCGTTACACTTGTAGTAACTGGACATGGTTTAACTACGGGCGACTATGTCACCATAAGTGGTGTTACTGGTCCTACCATAGGTGGTATACCGATAGCTGAAATTAACGCTGAACACGTAGTAACTGTAACTAATACTTCAGCCTTTACTATCACAGTAACTACCGCTGCTGCAAGCACCACAACAGGCCAAGGTGGTACAAACATTAGTATCGCATGTCAAATAAGTCCAGGTTTTGTTTCAGAATCTGTAGGAGGTTTTGGTTGGGGCGCAGGCACGTGGTCACGAGGTGCATGGGGTTCTGGTTCAACGGTACCTGTATTTTTTCCAGCAAGACTTATCTTTCAAGACAAATTTAATAACGACTTAGTTTTTAATATCCAGTATGGTAACATTTATTATTGGGCTTTTGCCCCTGCATTTAATACAAGAGCGGTATTACTAAGCGATATACCAGGTGCTGTCGCGGTTCCTCAACAAGTCACTAAAGTATTATTCTCGCCACAAGGTTTCCTATTAGCCCTTGGTTGTACTAATTACGATGCATCGGCAGGTGCGCCTAACTATCTAGGTTCTTACGATCCACTACTTGTACGTTGGTCTAACGTAGATCCTGATATTGGTCCAGAACCAGAAAACTGGCAACCTACTTTAACTAATACAGCAGGGTTCTTAAGACTACAAGCAGGTTCACAAATTGTTGCTGGGTTATCTACAAAACAAGAAGTTTTAATCTGGACTGATATATCATTAACTTCATTGCAATTTTTAGGTACTTCTGA